AAAATTAGTTCTTATGTTACCTCTGATATCATCTTTAGGTACACAGTCTCTAGGATTAACTTTAATAGGTACACTAAATAAATGTTTAGGAGGAGAAGGTAACTTATCATCATGTAATATAAATAGTAAATGAGTATGTCCACCTTCTCTTACTTTATCTTCACTAGGTAATATATTGTTCTTTACTTTCTTACCTAACATTTCTTTTATTTTATTTGTACCTTTATATTTATCTTCTACTTCTTTACCTTCTTCGTCTTTAGAAAAGTAATTATCTATTACAACTACAGGTACATGTTTTAAACATTCATAATCACTTTGTTTTGTTTGTATACTATCACCACCACCTATAAAAGCATAGTCGATAAAAGGTAAATAATCAAACAGGTTATCAACTTTTAATTCTTCTCTTGTATTACCTTTTGTTAAGACATAATTAAATGTTTTATTTTTTTCTTTCATCTTAACTTTAAATTCTTCTAATCTTTTTTCTACAGCTTCTAAAGTATTATGAGACTTAACATTAAACTCTTCTTTGTCTGTTTCTATAGTAGCATCTTCAAACAAATCAAAACCATAATAGTTTACTAGGTTAGTATTTTCAAAAGCAGCTAATGCCATTTCAATAGCACGACCACCATTCCAAGTACCTGTTTCTAAAATAGTACTAGGTTTAAAATGTCTAATTAACTCAGCATTTTTTTGATACCTTGATGGTAATATATCTTGTGATACAGTATCTTTTGATAATTCAAATACACGATTACCTTTAGTATCTCTAAGAGGTATAATACTAGAACTAGAAACACTATTCATATGTATAATATAATTAGAAATTTGTTCTTCAATATTATGTATCTTTAAACCATGAGACTTATATAACTTTAATAGTCTTTGCATAATAAAACCATCATGCCATTCTCTATATGTAGTTACTTCATCATTCATGTATATTCTACGTAAATCCCACAACAAATCTAATGGTGGTTTTTTACTTAGATTAAAAGCCATAAAAGATATACCATTACCATGAACAACATCAGCATTATCAGGTAACATATTTAATAAATCTTTTTGTGTTAATCTTTTATTTGCATAAGAATCAACATCAATCCATACTAACCAACCTGCATCTTTATTATTTTCAGCTAATGTAAATGCATAATCTGTTAAAGCAAACATTTTATGACACCATTTAATAGCATCAAGCTTTACATTATAAGGTATCTGTCCATCTTCAGTACCATTATGTTTAGCATTATCTTTTAAAAACTTTATATATTTTCTATTATCTTTAAGATTAGAATACTCTATTGTTTTATCTAATGAGTATTTAGAAATAGGAAAGTCATGGTAATAAGCTTTTACTTTTAAACTAGGTTCCCAATTTTCTTGTATAGATTTAAAAAATACATTACCAAATCTATTATATAAGTTTTCATTAAAAGAAGTTACGAAGTTTATGTTCATATCATGTAATCCTTATTATCAATTAATCCTCTAATCTGTAACCAGTCAGCATCATTAGACCATTCAACAGCATACTTAGTATCTTTTTCTCTAGAAGAACCCCACTTATTAAACCAAGGACCACCTGTAGTAAAGTGTACATTCTTTGCTTCTATATCTTCACTAGAGTGATTGTCTAACCAATTCCACTCTTCAGGTATAGTACCAATGTCTGCTTCTTTATCTGGTAACCATTGAAATGTATGTAACCATCTACCTGATTTAGTATTAACTGCTTCAGGTGTAAGCTTTTCATTTACTTCGTGACCACAATTAAACATCATAAGGCTAGACCAATTCTTTCTAGGATATGGTTGTTGTTCTTTACCATCCATTTTAATTCCTTTTTCTGGTGCATACTTATGTTTAACACACCATAAAGGATAGTAAGAATCTTTACATAATTCAAACAACTCATTAACATCTGCTCGTATATACATATCACAATCCATATACAAAGCATATCCTTGATACATATTTAAAGCAGGTACTAAGAACCTACTAAAACTAAACTCAGTAGAAAAAGGTTTACCATCTATCTCGTCATATTGTTGACCATGTATCATATTAGATTTTCTAGTATAGATACCCATACGTTCTATTAAATTTTTCTTAATAGGTACAACACGTATAGGCTTAGTAGCAATACGTTCTAATGAAAATTTTAATACTTCATAGGCAGTATCTTCTTTTTCATCATAACCTATATAAACTGTATTTACTATTTCTTTTTTATGTCTCATTCACTATCCTTAAAACTTATATTCCTCAAAAAAAATGGGGGTATATTTCAACCCCCTTTTTATATAACAACTTAATTAATCTTTATCTTCTTAGGTTTTTGTTCTTCAGGTATAATTTGTTTAAGAGTTAATCTTAATATACCTTCGCTGAATGTAACGTCTTCAACGTGTAACGTATCTGCTAAAACAAAATCCCTAGTAAAAGACCTCTTTGCTATACCCTTATGTAAATATTCTGGAACCTCTTCCTTAGTATCTTTACCATAAGTACCTTCTATAGTTAAATGATTTTCTTTTACCACAATATTTAAATCATTCTTACTAAATCCTGATAGAGCAAATTCAATCAGGAAAGTTTCTTCATCTTCTTTAATAATATCATAAGGTGGATAGTTTACATCTGACCCTCTTATGTTATTCATTACATCAAACAATCTATCAAAACCAATAGCTTGTCGTGCAAATGTATCTACTTCAAAATTAACCATGTTTATCTCCTTGTTAAGCAAGTTAAAAACGAGTCCATTTCTGGCACTCATGGTGTAATTATACACTACCTAAATATAAAAGTCAAGAACTATTTACATAGGATAAAACGTATAAAATATTGCCATAGCTATTACATACAATACCCACATGGCTACAATACTAATTAAAAAATTAGTTAAATATCTACTAATTCGCAAGAACCTGCTGTACATGCTAACTCCTGTGATCCTTTTGTTGTGTCTTCTTTCTCAAAATTACTAAGCTCAGACCAGTTAATATTCTTTGGCATTTTAGCTGCAAGCTCTTCATATGTAGCTTTATCTATGTCTTGATAAGGTGCTTGTTGATATGTATGGTCAGAGAAAGGTAAGAATGATATACCAGATAGGGCATCAAAGTTATCCCAACACCAGTTACCTACGTTAATCCATTCATGTTCTTTAACTGATATAGTTACAGATGGTTTATGTTCACACCAATGTTCTGCATAACACTTCCATATCTCTAACTGTTCTATAGCTGTCATATCATCTCTAAATACAGCATTAGAATCTGCCTTCATAGGAAAAGAAAACACAGCATTATGTGGATTCATAACATCATCTTCACAAGGTATGCCTTGGTCTTTCATAAACTCTGTTAAAGGGTCTTTCTTATCTCCTCTTACTGTTCTAATATAGTAAGGGTTATGTCTAGCATGAATACCACTAGCACTATCTACTAACTGACTAACTGTACCTGAAGGTTTAACACAAGTAATAGCTGTTGATTGTGGTATGCCTAACTTTTCTGACCACTCTTTATTTACTGTCACAGCTTTTTGTCTCATATCTTGTAGTGTTTCTGGTAATATACTTCTCATTCTAGATAATATACTATTATCCATTATACCTGTTAGTGATACACCTAATAATCTTTCTTCTTCTGTATTATCTTTCCATCTTTTTCTTAGATAACCAAAGTTAGTAAGTGTAGCTTGTATTGTACCTAGTATAGTAGCTACTTCTATTTTATCTTTTAATGTTTCTACTGTATCAGCAGGTCTACATACTACTTCAGTTAAGTTACAAAACTGATTAGGTCTAAGTATAATTTCACTACAAGGATTAGTACCAAAGGCATAGTCTGATTTACGTCTACCATTTTCTTTAGCTTTTGCTTGAGCAGATACTCTACTAAAGATACCACGTTCACCTGACTTACTTTCATATAGAGCTAACCATTCTTTCATAAAGATACCTGCATCAGGTTTCTCTGTATAGGCTACTGAGTTATTAGCTAATGCTCTTTCAGGATTTGTCTCCCACCAAGCACCAGACTTGGCAACTCTTAATCTCTGGTCTGATAAATTAGACAGAGATATAAGAGCTGACCTACGCACACCACCAACAACCACAACTTCACCAGTCTTACACACAATATCGTGACACTCCATAGAGGATAGCTTTCTACCTTTAGCTTCTTTAAATTTATTAATAGTAAAATCAAATAGATTAACTAAAGGTTGAGGACCACTAGCTCTACCTCCAAAGGTATTTAACCTAGCACCTGCAGGTCTTACTTTGTTTATATCTATCTTAGGTATTCTGCATGTATATAAGTAAGATATTAAATCTCTAAATGCTCTAGCCCATCCCTCTTTAGAATCAGCTACAGATATAACATCTTCTGTTTGTTCAAACTCTCTATCAGGTATAGTAGGTAATTGATTAACACCTTCTCTTTCAACAGAGAAACCTACACCTGTACCATTCATAAGTATATAAAGTATTTCATCAAAAGAACGTGGACTATCTATAGGAGTATAAGAACAATTATATCCTGATATGTTTTCTCTTTCTAATGCAGGACCTGCTGTCATCAATGCTCTCATAGAAGGCATAACTTGTAATGATATAATACTATCTTCTATTCTTCTCCATACTTCTGAAGGTAAGACAACACCTAAATTTTTATCTAAATGTCCTTGAAAGAAGTTACTAAATCTAGATACTGTTTCAATCCAACTCTCTCTTCTGTTATCTTCTTGTAACCAACGTGCATATCTAGACGCATGTATAAACGTCTGATATTCTGTAGGTAAATAGTTATTCCCTGCCATAATCTTTCTCCAATATTAATTCACAATAATGTATTACTTTCTCAATGTCTCTTGCACCTTCACCTTTTCTTCTGTGTCTTGTAATATACTTTACTACATTACCTTCAAGAAAAGTAAGGTTATTTTCTACAATATAATCAACAGGTTGTATCTTACATGTTTTATAATGGTCACCCCCTACCTGTCTATCTGTAGCTATAATAGCTTCTTTCTTTATATTTGTTTTCTTAAAATCTTTTTTATCTTTAACTGTTTCTGCTATAGCATCATCCATCATTCCCATATTTATTCCCCTATAATCTTGTTAAAAAGTATGCAATTAAAATAATAAACATACCTAAAATTAATCCTATTATAAAAAATGTTAATAAATCAAAGAACATATTATAACATCTTTTTTATTCTTTGTCTAACATATTTTAAATCAGGTGAGTGAATAACTTTGTATGCAAAACTTCTTGTGTATGAAGGACTCATTCCTGCATGGTCACATATCTGCTCAAAGTTATCACACGTAACACCAACACTACAAAAGAACCAAGCTATAGCTCTATCTTTGTTTACTTTACTTTTATCATTAGTAGCATCTAATAATGCTTGTAATATAACAGATAAAAATAAACCACGTTCAGGAGCTTCCTGTTTCTTATGTTCTACATCTATAAATATGTCTATATTATTTTTCATTTTCCATTATCTTATCTAACATCTCTATTGAATCTTGTGCTTCAGATGCTTTATGTACTAGCTCAATAATATCTTCTATAATTTTAGGATGTTCTCCTACACCTACAGGATTACCTGTATGCAATTTAATATTAGCTATAGCCTTATCTCTTTCTGAAACATAATGTCCTCTTACTGCATCATAAATAAATGTCTTCATATTTTCTCCTTATTTATATATTCAACTTTTATAATGTCTTTGTGTTTTTTTCTTATAGTAAAACCTTTACCATTAGGTCTATCATTTCTTGTTTGACGACCACCTTTAGCTAGTTTTTGAATTATAGAATCATCATAACCTGCTTTTAATATTTCTCTTGAACCATTAAATATAACAATGTCTCCATTTTTTTTAAAACATCTAACAGGTTTTTTAAAATGATTTTGAGAGTTACTTACTTTGTCTCTAATTTCATCTGATGAAAAATATTTTTTTAAACTATTACTTATCTTTTTTTTAAATTCTGGGTCTTGATACATTTCAATAGGAGGAAAAAATTTACCACCAACATAGGCATTATAATAAGCTCTTTCATCACTACCTTCTAAAGTAGCCATAAGTACATTCCATTTTACTTGATAATATAATTCATAATAACGTAAACTTCTTTTATTTTTATACTCAGCTATTACTTCAAATTTAAAATGTTCTTTACCTATTTTTTCTATATCTTTATTTAAATATTTAGATGAACCTGTATACATCTCCCACTTATGTTTTATTTTCTTTTTACCCATAGAATAATATTGCTTACATCCTACATATCCTTTATTATTTTTGATATTAGTTATAATATAAACAAAACCAAACTTATCTTTATTAGGTACAAAAGGTTTATTACTTTGATAACATACCCAATGATTTACCATTCTAAATTCTCTTGAACCCTAGGTTCTTTTGAAACTTGCGTAAGATACGTTGTACCTCTTTCATATTTAAATGCTCTAAGCCCTTTACCATTGTTAGCATCAGACCAACACTCCCTCTTATGAGCACAAAAGACACAACCAATAGCAAGCTTACGATTACCAGAAGCACCTTCAGGAATATCACTATAACATCTATCAGGAGGTGTTGTGCTTTCCAACGCACCTTTGAGATATTTAATTCTTTCTTTTGCATCTATCATCTCCAAATCATGTACTCTTGTTAAGGCAAGGTTGCCATGTTGTTTATCTATAGCTAAGAAGTATGCTTCTTTAATATCATTACCTGCAGAGTATGCAGATATTTGTGCTATGTATCCAAAAGGGTCATCATTAACTAAGTTATTATTAGCAAATTTTTTAAATGAATAACCACTAGCACTCTTACAATCTACTAACTCACCATCTATCTTACAGTCTTGATGTCCTTTAATACCTTCTACCTGTACTTGTTTCTGTTCTTCAGTAACAGTATGACCAGATGCTCTAGACAATAGTATAAGTAAGTCTTCAAGTATATGACCATATAAAAATTTAATTCTAGTAGCAGAAGATATAGGTCTTGCTTCTGAACTAGAGTGTTTATCATACCATAACTGGTTGTTCATTTAAAACAGTTTTAATATTATTAGTTACGTTCTTTGTAAATTCTTTTAGATGTTTATCTAATTCTTTATCATCTATAGTATTCGTAACCATAGGGTCAAACAAATTATATATATCCTCTACTAATGTGTCTATTGTTTTCATATCTAATATAGTGCCCTATATAAATGGAGTAAATATAGGACACTATCCTTTCTAGGTTAAAGATTAACTAGCAAAAGAAACTTCTGAGTCAGCTTCTTTAGATACAAAACCATCTTCAACTACACCAAATGCTTCATCAGCATCTGCATCAGTATTATAAGGTACTAAGTTGGTTACTTGTATTGCTCTTAAATCAGCAGATACACCAGACTTACCACCAAACTCCCACTCATATGTAGAGTATAGTACATTAACTTCTGAACCATTACCTATTAATGTACCAATCATAGTTCTCTTCTGAGCATCTACAACTTCAGGAGCTTTGTTTAAGTTACCATCTTTTCTTCTTACTTTTCTTTTGATAGTAACGAAGTCACCTCTGTCATCTCCTTTATTCTTCACAGAGATTCCATCAGCTTGAGCAATCTTTTTATTCTTCTCGTCAAGATTACCTACATCTACAGTCCATACACCATCTGAATCGAAAGTTGTATTTGGACTTGTTACACTTGCCCAATGGGCATTACCTTTTATTACACTCATATTATTTCCTTTTGTTATATTTAAAATAGAATTATCGCATACCTGATTAGAAAAGTCAAGAGTTTTTTTCCAAATAAATGTATTATTTAATTGTAAAACTTTTGAAGTTTCTATTCTAGATATTAAGTCTTGTTTGTTTTGGTAACTTCTACCCCAAACTTTATAGTTTGCATTACTAAAACTATTTACCCTGTCATTTAAATCTACAACTTCGTGACATAATTCTCGTAACTCTTTAGAGTCAACCAAAAGATATTTATCTTCCTGTTCAAAAACAAAGTAATCGCATTTGCCATATAGCCAACCTTGATTACCCATAGTATTCTTGAACTCCACTACAATCCACAAGTCATCAAAACCTTTTGACTTGTCTGTTCCTGTTCTTCTTGCTTTTACATCTACTGTAAATTTTATTTCCTCCTTTGTTAATATTAAATCAATATGATCAGACATGTTCTGAGAATCAGAAGCAACTTCTACTTTGTACCCTAATTTAACTGCTTCATCTATAAACATATTCTCTGTTTTAATACCACGTTTAATATAATCTTTGTGGTCATGTCTACCTTTAAACTCTTTTACTAATGTGTCTCTGCCCATGTGTTTCCCTCCTTCCATTCACTATCTAATGGACACTTCATTTTTAACTGATGCTCTGTATCTTTCATAGCATCTTTGGTAATACTACCAAATCTTTTTACATCTTTCTTTGCAACTTCATATTGATATTCATCATGTATAGATGCAACTAACTTAGCATCAACACCTGTTTGAACTATTCTTTTATTCATATTTATTAACCACAACTTACATACAACAGCACCTGCTCCTTGCAGTAATGTGTTTAATGCACTATGTGGAGAACGAACATGTAATAGTCTACCATCAATACCTCTTATCTTACCTCTCTTAGCTGTTTCAGTTACACTATCTCTAACTCTTTTAAGAGCAGGCATATTAGAAAGAAACCTATCTATTAATATCTGTCCTTCTTTAGCACCTGCACCTACTATCTTACCTATTTTTGCTGCACCTGCACCATACATAAAAGCATATATAAATGTTTTGGCTTGGTCTCTATCTGTTAAACCTGCCATCTTCATATTAGCTGTATGTATATCACCATTTAAAACTTCTTCAGTAAAGTTTTTATCATCCATAAGATGTGCTAAACATCTAAGTTCTAAACCACTAGCATCAGTACCAACAATGGAGTGAGTATAGGGATTGTCAACAGTCCAACATTCCCTACACTCTTTACCATATGGAGAACGAACAGCAGGAATCTGAGCCATGTTAGGACTGTTATGTGCCATACGACCTGTCACAGTACGTAATGTCATAACTCTACCATGTACTCTACCATCCTTATCATTACACGATTCTATCCAAGATTTAATCTGTGCAATTCTTTTTTGTAATAACAAATACCTAGCAAATTTCTTTGCTTCTTCTAAGTCTATGCTATTCAAAACTTCTTCATTAACAATTACATTACCTTTGTCAGTATGACTTTTAGGTTTCCAACCTAGCTCTTTTAATCTATCAGCTATCTGTTGTCGTGAACCTATATTAAAAGGTATGTATTTTGTTTTTGTTTTTAAATCTTTTCTTGTAGGGTCAAAGTGTATCTTACCCCACTTTTCTAACTCACTTGCTTCATCTCTCAATGTATTATATAAAGACATAGCTTTACGAACATCTAATGCAAAACCATTTCTTTCTTGTTGGTCAATAATAACTCTGACCTGATGTTCTAAATCAATAGAAGACCTAGAAAAACCTTTGCCTTCTTTCTTTAAATGTTCATATAACTTATGTGTTATATCTACATCTTGCATACAATATCTTTTTAACTCTTCAGAGTAGCTACCAAAAGATGCTATCTCTCCTTTAGGAAAATTAAATCTATCTCCCCATGCTCTTAAACCATGACCACCATCACGCAATGGATTAAATAATTGTGATAATATTAATGTATCTAATACTTGTGAAGGTTTAATATTTGTACCTAACAATCTATTTAATACAGGAGCATCAAAAGATAAACCATTATGCATAATATATTGTTTAATATCTTTAGACCAACTTTTAAATACATGTATATTATTTGGGTCAAATACTGTAGACACATTTGTTTCAATATTTTTAGCAACAATACAGTTAATTACTTTAGCATCTATCTGGTCTGTTTCTATATCAAGAACAACTTTCACAATCTTCTTCCTCCTTTCCACACCAGTTACAAGGCTCACCTTTACCTACTGCCATCATACTATGTTCTTCATGGCAATAATGTTCCCACATTTCTGGTTCTTCAAATAATTTTTGTTGTTTATCATTCTCTTGTTCTTCTTTTGGTAAATATACTATATGAAAAGCACCACAGTTATGACAGGATAAATTTGTTTCCATACAATAATCCTCATCTTCATGGTCAATATCATGGTCTCCTCCCCATGTTAATTCTGTATCACAATGCCAACACTTCATTAGAATGGTACCTCCTCATTATTCTCTGCATTATAATCTACTTCATAAGGATTGTCAATCTCTTTCATACGACCTGTCTCTTTATTATAATGTAGATGTGTAGCTATACCTGTTTCTCCTGTATACCTGTTCTTTAAAATACGAATCGTAGTAGTGTTAGATTTAACTTCATCATCATCTTGTTGGTTTCTTTCTAATCCAATTACACCATCACTTAAATGAGCAATAGATGCTGAACCTCTAAGATGTGATAGAGTAATCTCTTTACCATTCTCATGTCCTGCATCACCTGCAGGTCTACGTAGATGTGATACTAATAACATACCAATACCTGTTTGCTCTACAAGAGAACGCATCTTAGTCATTAATACATCAATAGACTTTCTTTCATCTCCATCTTCCTGACCTGATACAAGTATAGATAAGTGGTCAACAAATATCCATTTACATTCTAATGCTTGTGCCATGTATCTAACTCTAGATAGTATCTCGTCATTATCAATAGAACCAAAATGGTCAAAGGCAAAGAACCTACCAGAACCAACTGTATTCTTTTGATACTCTTGTAATTGTTCTCTACTAAACTTATCTCTAATCTCTTTAATATATAATCTAGCATTAGCTTCTACTGACATAATATTAAATGCAGTATTTTTAATACTCTCTTCTAATGCAAGGATACCTATATTGTGTTGTGTATTTTTTAGTAAGTGATGCATAAGTTCTCTCATGATAGAAGACTTACCCATACCTGCACCAGATGTAAATGTAATTAACTCTCCTGTTCTCATACCATAAGTCTTTTCATTCATCTTACTCCAAGGATAAGGTACTGTTTCACAATACTCTTCTGTGTATAAAGCATCTCCTAAATCTCTAAGATTAGTAATACCTGCAGGAGTAAAAGGCTCTGCGTTCCACCATGCTTGAGAAAACTTTTCTCTCTTACCCATTTTTAGATACTCATTAGCATCTTTAAATTCCATGTTCATTATCTTACATTTGTTAGGACTAAACAACTGTGCTACTTTTTCACTAGCTTCTCTACCTTGCTTATCCATATCAAATGATATGACTATATTTTGAAAACTATCTAAGTATTCAAATGCTTTTCTACAATCACGTACAGCAGACCCTGCACCTGTCTTAATAGAAACACATGCCCACTTACTACCTAATAATTCATAGGCAGACATAGCATCTACTTCACCTTCAGTAATGGTTACATACTTACCACCACCTGTAAATAAATCTTGTCCAAACAATACTGCATTAGTTACATTTCCTTCTACCCACATATTTTTTGTGGCTACATCTCTAACCTTATTACCAATATTGTTTCCACCACTATCAAAGTATTTATATATATGATGTGTATTCATATTACCATTTACTTTAACTTGTGTGTGATATTTTTGTGCAGTTTCCTTACTAATATTTCTTTCAGTCAACGCACCTGTTACACCTACAGTTTTTATATTACTTTCAGTAGGTATAGGTACTACCTTTTCATGTTCCATATGCTCTCCAAATCTAGTGTTACAGGAAAAACAAAAACTATATCCTTCTGCATGATTGACGTTGCCATCACTTGACCCACACTTAGGACAAGCACCCCTATCTAGCCATGTTTTATCCATATTAATCCCCATTAAAAATTTTATTATATAGTATTAAATACTATTAGTCAACCTCAAAAGAACCATCATATACTTTATTATAAGCATCTATCTCTACTTCTTTTGTTTCATGTATATCTCTCTTAGCTAATTCCATAGCTTCAAAAGATTCATAACCTTCCTCAAGGTACTCATAATATCTTTCTTTAATTAGTTCTTTTATTTCTTCTTCTAATAAATTCATCTTACTCTCTCTTGTTATAATGTAAGTAAATAAAATATAAAACTTACAGTTAAAAGTATAGGAAACACATGGTTTACCCATAATATTTTCTTACCACTTTTTTGAAACCATTTTCCTGTGGCTTTTAATCTTCTTTCTCTATCTTTATTCATCTTTAATATGTCCTGCATCTGGATTTTCTACTACTAAATCATATCCAAAATCACTTTGCACTCTTTTAAATTGTTTGAGTTCTGTTTTTAGCACACTAACTTCTGATACTAACTCTTTAACTCTAACTCTTAATACATGCACTTCTTTTTCTTTTTCTGCTAAAGATTTTTCATATATATTTTCAGTCATTGCACACTCATAATTTCTATAGTATCATCTACAAATGCTTGTAAACCAATATTTCTTTCATCATATAAATTTTGTAAAAACTTTTTAGCATCTGTTTTATTTTTAAAATACATAACTTTACCATCATCTTCTTCTAATATATCTGGTAACTCTATTTGATTAGGATATGGCATAGCTATTACATACATATTATTTTTATTATACATTACATTTTTCATATAGTCAATACCCAACATAAGGTACAATAAAACATAGAAAATACCACCCTAAAATACCTGCAAATATTTGTAACATTTCTTTATTTATATTTATCATTCTTAATACTCCTTTCAACTTGTTTGTATAAACTGTTGTTATATTTGTGTAATTTATAATCAATTTTATTTTCTTTCATAACATCAAACAACCTATGTAATATATCTTTTTTTCTAGGTCGTCTGTCAAATTCTAATTCTATTTCTACTTTGTATTTCATTCTTCCTCCTTGCTACCAGAAATAGAACCTATCTGTCCTTTGAAAGGTAACACCTTTGCACTAGGTCTAGTTTCTTCTACTAGATTTATGTCTGCATCAAACTCTATGTCTGGTGGAAACATAAAATCTTCTAGTTCTGTATACCCACCTATGTGTAGAAAGATTTGTGGCACAGTCTTATGTCCTGCTTCTCTAAATCTTTTTATCTTAGGTAAGTTATCTAACACTCTCTCTTCGTATACTTCTCCTGCTTCATCTAGTAATGCCTTTGCTTTGGAACAATACTCACAGTTCTTTTGTGTGTAGATAATATATTTAATCATCTGCTAAGTTCTCCTCTCCTTCTTCCATTTGATACTGTGCATCATCTCCATACTCAGTACCTTCAAAGGTAGCCATGCTACCACTCTCATCTTCAAAATGTTCTCCCTCTGTCATCTCTACTGACCAAGCTATGTCCTGCATTTCAGACTTAGTAAGTTTAGTATTAGATTCTACTTTGTAGTACCTAGTATCTACTGACTGCTCACTAAATCTATATGTGTATTTATATTCTTTACTCATCATCTTCCTCCTCTACTTTGCTTGGGTCAAATGCGTTAGGGTCTGACCAACATACATAATCACTATGCCAGAACTCTTGATACTTACCTTGATTTGCTCCATAGTCGTGTATACCACCTTCTTTCTTTAGGTCATAGTGACTAATAGCTTCTTGAAAAGCATCTTGAAATC